CTGATGCTTTTAATACATCATCAAAAGTTTCACACTTTCCAATCAGATCGACAATCTCCTTTTCAGTATCTGTAAAAGATATATCAAGGAAGTTACCAATCTTGTAATATAGATTAGTCCTATCAGCAAGATTAAAACTATTATAATCTTCACCATTTACTTCAAAGAAATTCTTTTCATGTAATTCAGTATAACCTCTAAAAAATGTCTTGGCGATTCCAAGATACTTACGCTTCATTAATTTTTCAATTCTTGCATCCTCAACTACATTTACAAACTGTTGAGGGATTCTATCTCTCCAACCCCACTCGTCAGGTGTATAAAGTGCATGACCAACCTCATGTCCTACAAGCATATCATATACATTACCACTTGCTTTCTCCCACATTGGTAAGGTTAGGACACGACTGTGGACATCAAACTGTGCTGTTGAAATCTGTCTGTGCTCTACTACTAGATCTTCAGTAGCAAGTAACTTTGCTAATTGTGATTTGATTTCTTGCTGTACTGCCATCTTTTATTTCGTTGTATATACCTATGATACTGGAAGACCCACGCTTCTGGTGGGTCATATAACGCTTCTTAACATTTTGTAATCTTTGCTTTGCCTGACGCAATGCCTGTGGTTTTAAGGTACGTTTAGGTTCCTTCTTCGAGTGGTGTTGCCAGTTCGGGATAGAGGTACTCATAATCCTTCCGATAAAGGGACATAATATTATTTACCAGTTTAGCAGTTTTCTCCAACTTTTTGGTCTCACCATATGCCAGTTTCTCATACTGAACATCCTTGGTGGTATACTCTACACCTAGTATCTCACTCATCCACTCATCAAAGTCACTACCAAAACCATCCTCAAACTTCCATATATTAGTATCGTCCGTAAGGAAATCCATCTGTGGTCTAAACCAATTGACTGCTTCAGTAAGAGGAAAATTATCTAACATGGAATGAAACATTATAGGATCTTCCATTGCTTCTTGTATATCATCACCATACATTCTGGTTAGAAATATAGAGCAAGACATAAACCTATCAACAGGATTTCTTACAATAGTAAAATGTGGAATACTACCTAGGTCGTCAAAATGTTTTAGATAGAGTTCATTATGAAAATGAGCAACCTCTATTCCATCAACACTCTTCCATAGTATCTGCTCTGCTTCAAATCCATTCTCTTTAAAGTTTTCTTCTAAAAATCTACCAGCAGTTCTAGGTATATGAACAAAGAGAAACCTCTTGGTTGGATTAGGATATGTTACTACAGTCTGTCTATACGTCGGCATCTTTTACTGTATCTAAAATGTGTATCATAGGTGTCCACCCAGTGCTCATCATAATAGAAATATCAGCAACATTATCTTCTACCTCTCCTGGTGTATAATCCTTAACTGGAAGATCTCCTTGACCAAATGCTTCTGCTAATTTACGTACAGGAATTGATTCCCCATATCCAATAGGAACAGGCCCACAAACAGAACTAGGAGCAAGAGATCTAATAGCGGTGCATACATCTCTAACATGAATCCAATCTCTTTTATGATTAGTTACATACGGTGCAGTTCCTTCCTTTAACATACCATACATCATATTGTCCCTACTTTCTGGCCCATAGACTGTTGTAAACCTCATACCAACTGAATTTGGTGGTGCCATCTGTTCATTCACCCACTTACTCATAGCATAAGGGTTCTCCCAATAGTTACCATCTACAGCACTTGATGATGCATATAGTAATCTTGTACCAGTCTCTCCACACCAATCAAAGATGGGTTTTGCCTTTACTACATTGTTCTCATAGTACTCTGCAGGTTTCTCTAAACTTTCACGAATATCTGCCCATGCTGCTAGATGAACAACCAAATCATAATCTCCACCTTTAAAATCAGAGATACAATCTGGATGATCTATACCATGTACTTTATATCCTAGTTGATCTCTCCAATCAGCAAATACATACCGACCAATAAAACCACGGTGTCCTGTTACTAATACTTTCATGTCACTGGCCAATCAATAACTGTTCTAATTTCTTCATTATATAACCACACTTCTTTCAGCATATCGCAGTTAACACCACGTTCTTCAAACTGTGTGATTAGTGAGTTAAGGTCTTTAGGAAAACACGTTCCACCAAATCCTCTATCATTATCTATACCAGGAACTTGAGTATGTGACTTACCTATTCTACTATCTCCAGTAACTCCTTCTCTTACTTTATCATAATCAATTCCTGCTGCTTGGCAGAAATCATATATCTTATTAAAGTATGCTACCTTATAGGCAAGGAATACGTTAGAGAAATATTTGATTGCTTCACTCTCATCCGAGGAGGTAATGATACTTTGGATTTCAGGAAAACACTGCTCAAAAAAACAAATAAAATCAACACACAATTCCTGACTACCCCCGACAACATTTCTTTCTGCTTTGGCATAATCCTCTACAGCGTTTCGTGCAGTGAGAAATTCTGGATTATGAATTACATTATGTCTTTCAGTGTACTTCTTTGTTGTACCTACAGGAACAGTAGATTTAATAACAAAGGTTCCTGTTAAATGATCTGGTAGATCTTCAAAAAATTTATCCAGAATAGAAAGGTCACAACTTCCATCCATTCTCATTGGGGTTGGAAGACAGACAAAAATAAAATTTTGTTGTATAACTTCTTCTAGTGGATTAAGACATCTATTCTTATCCACATCATAAATCTTTGTTTTTACTTTATCTCGTAGATTTTGGTAAACTGCATTTCCTACGAAACCATTACCAACAATTCCAACATTAACGTTGTTCATCATGATGATACCATCCTACTAAATCCTTTAACTTTTTCAAATCGAATGTGATTTTCAAATTTATCTTCCATCCCTGTCTTATGGGATATAACGAAGATGTTAGCATCCTCAATTACATATCGGATGATCTTTAAAAATTCTTCTGTACCCTGACCATCTAATGAACTATCAAACACTTCATCCAATATCATTAAGTTGGTCGAGACTGAATTTTTAAATTTAGCAACTTCCCTCCATGTAAAGAGAAGTGCTAAATCGATTCTTTGTTTTTCACCTTCACTAAACGATGCATAAGAAAAATCCTCATGTATTGGGGATTGAACGGTTTCATTAAACTCCTCATCAAGAGTAAAGTTTATGTAAAAATCCATCATCTGTAGATAACGGTTTACTTGTTGATTTATCAACGGTAAGTACTTCTTGATAATTTTAGTCTTAACTCCTCCGTCTTTCAATAGACCGAATATGAAGTTATAATATTTGATTGTGTCTTTACGACTAGCTAATGCGTCATAAGTCTCCTGGAGATTTTGCTTAAATGTTTCTAACTTGTCATGCTCAGTATTTCTGTTTTCAAGTTGACTGGTAAGTGTTTGAATTTCAGATTCCAGTTCTCTGACTTGCCTCTGACATCCAGAGACAGAAGTATTGTTTTTAGAAATGCCATGCGTGAGTTTAGTGATCTCCTTTGATAGGGTGGTAAAATGACGCTCTCGCTCTTGTTCCGTTTTAATCGCTTTTTCCAGTTTATCAAAACCAGATTGCAACTCTTTTGCCCTAGTTTGAGCGTCGTCGATTTTATTTATTCTGAAGGACTCATCTATAGATTGTGTACATGTAGGGCATGTTACATTTTCACTAAAGAACTTATGTTCCTTGGTTATGGTTGCTACTTTTTGTGATATTTTACCTCTGTAATTGTTAAGTTCTACTAACTTATCTGATGAACCAATTAACTCTTTTTGCTTTTCAGTAAGACCATATACGTCATCTTCCAACCCCTCATTCTTCATTGTAAGAATACAAATTTCATCACTCAAACTATCTTGTTTCTTCTTCTTTTGTTCAATACTTTCTTTACCACGACTTTCTATTTCCTCCATAAACTTTTCTTGCATCTCTACTTTATCATTCAGAGATTCTTTCTTTAGATCTAACGTATTAATACTTTCTTTCTCAACTCTAATCTTATCTCTAATAATATTATTCATAGAAGAGAAGATTTTAATATCAAGTAAATCTTCAATAACCTCTCTACGATTTGTAGCAGTCAATTGCATGAATGGAACAAATGTACTAGACCCCAATACCACGATTTGTGTAAAAGATTTATAGTTCATCTTCAACACATTCTGCTC